GGTGCAGATGGAGCGCTACTACCGGGAGGTCGCGGAGGCGAAAACCGACGACTGGTCGCTCGCCGACGAGGAGAACGCAACCCTGAGCACGTTCCTGACCGGGCTGAGTTCGCACCTTGGTGCCCAGCTCGAAGGCCACCTCCCCGATCCGGGCGGGGTCGATCTCGATGAGGGCGAAGAGGAAAACTCAGACGAGCGATCCGAGACGAGCGCCCGGAGAACCCAGTAGTCAGTCTCTACCAGCGCCATGCGATGCAACTGCTGCTGGCGAAAGAAGCCAACGTCCCGCTTGAGACGACGCTCGGGAAGCGCACTGTTACGCGCACGTACATGGAGCCGTCTGGCTTCTGGGCACGGACACGGCGCTGGCTCTCGAAACGTCTGTGGTGGGTGTACCCGCCGCTGTATCGCCGAGAGGTATCCGTCGAGGAGACGCCCGGGCTCTCCGAACACTCGGTCTGGCGGTATCTCGTGCTTCATCAGGAACACGAGCAGGCGAAGTCCGATCGGGCCGAGGCGGAAGGCGATCGGGCTCGACGGCAGGCGGGGCTCTCGAACGTCGGCGACGGCCAGCAGCGCAGCGAGCAGTAACGCGATAGCTATCGCAACCACTCGGCAGGCGGGTGGGGGGCAAGCATCGTGATCGTCGGCGGGCTGGAGTGGGTAGCGAAGGTCGCGGGGGTCAACGAGGCCCAGCAGAAAGTTGAGAAGTACCAGGATGCGACGCAGCAGGCCGCTGAGAGCACGGAGGCCGCAAACAGTCGGATGGCCGGAGGCGCAGCGAAGACGGGACGGTTCTCGGGGGCGATGGATCGGGCCTCGGGGCAGGTCGATCGCTTCGACACGAAGGCTGAGGTGCTCAACGGGACGCTGTTTTTCCTCATCGCGAAGTTCACGTCGTTGCTCGGTATCCTCCGGC